CATGAACATTGAAAAAGTAATAGACTACGCACTCCCTTGTATGCTTGCAGAAAAAGAACTAAAAGAAGCACATCAGTTTATGTTGCAGAATAAGTACCAAGATGCAATGGAAAATGGTGTAAAAGCCATAGACTACATCCACCAAATGCTAGATGCTATTGAAAACAAAATGGAACTATGAGCATATCAAACCACCCAGCAATACAAGATGTTCTTAAGAACAATCCAGATGGTTTAACAACTAAACAAATACATTCAATCACCAACATAAGTAGAGAATCTATCCGTGTAGCTTTAAAAGCTATGCCAGATGTCTACATAGATAGATGGCTAGGTGCTAAACAAGGAGCAAGAGAAGAAGCCGTATGGATATGGTGTTCTCTAGAAGTACCTGAAGACTGTCCTAAACCAGAAAGGAAAATTAAAAATGCCAAACAATGACAAACAAGACCTACCTAACTTTGCATCCTGGAGTAACAAAAACTTAGCTGACTTTGCTACAGATGCTTACATCCGAATGCAAGAACAACAAGATGCTTTAGAGCAACTTAGACACGATCTAAAAGATGCTATGAAAGAAACAAGGCGCGTTCATCTTGGCGGCGGTTCTGTAGTCCCTTAAGAGGTTTACCACCAGCCATACAGTACTTTAAGAACTCTTCCGCAGCACCTTCCATATTGTTCTTAAGAACTTTTTGACGGAGGGTACTGCGTTGAAGTGTTCCCAAACCAACATTGAAACTAAAACTAACGAGAGCATCAAATTGGCCTTGGGTAAGAGAGACAGGACAGAACCGTTCCACTCCCAATTCAAAACGTTGTAGGTCTGTTGCAAGTATTCCATCTACTTCTTCCATACTAAACAAACAATTATCTTCAGGTTTCAGTGGGACTCCCATACGTTGATCCAGGGGTAACTTACCCTGTTCTGGATACAACACATGGCCCACACCAATAGTCCAAAGAAGAGCAGGACAACGGTAAGGACGTTGACGAACACCCTCATGGTGTTTAATCATTGCAATGGCTTTGTTAGACACTTTCATTTCTTTTGCGTTTGTACGCACCCAACTTTGTAACCTAGTTCACGCCATTCTTTAGCAGCTTTTTGGCAAGCTGACTCCATCTCAAAATAGCCTACAACCATTATTGAGTTCATATTGATACCTGTTACTAGTACCAAAGTCCAGATCATTTGCCAAATTCTCGACCACCGAAGTGAAATGCAATGATACTGGCAAACAATGCCTGAGTATTGCTATCCCACAAACGTTCTGCAAGAGCAGGGAAAGCTACACCATTGTTCCAACCGTACACAAACATACCAATGTCTACAAAGCACAGTAAGAAAAAGAATCCCAGGGTAATAAAACTACGTACACCAGCACGCAGGTTCTTCATCCATTGTGATGTACCTTCACCAAGAGATTCATCATGTTTGTAGATAGCACTCATCTCAGCTACTTGAGCACTAACCAGACTTTCTTCAGACCTAGCTTTAGTTTCTAGTTCTAGTTGTGCGCTATGTATTTGTTCAATACGTTCTTGCACTTCAAAACCAGCTTTACGAAGCTCAAGCTCACGTTCTATCTGCATTTGAGCTAGTGCTAATTCGTGCTTTTTATCATTGCGATCTTGAAAGAAGTCTAGCAACTTAGGTAGACCACCCATTAGAAACGAGATTAGAGTTGAAAGAATAGTTAGCATTTATTTCCCCATTAAAAGTGTTAGCCACCAAAAACAAAGACCTAGAAGAAGCAGTACAAGAGCACCACCAATTAACCAAGTCAACAATTCGTCAATTTCTTCTTTACGCTTCTTAGCATGGTTCTCTGCCAGTATTTCTTCTACTTTGCGTTTTTGTATCAGGTTGTTTCGTTCTACCATCAACTGCTGCCAAAGGTCAGCGTTACCAGACATCACCATATAGTTGTTTAACTCTCTCTCAGCATCAGCCAACTGCTTAGCTTGCATCACAATCTCAAATGCTTTTGCTGTATCTGACTTAGCAAAACTACTTTTGGGTTTAGATGCTTCTCTTTGTACTATATCTTTAGCTTCAAAGAACTTCATCATCTCCCCGCCAATAGCGTGGATGTCTTTACCCATTTTAATTGCTGCCTGTACCCCTTTTATTGCGGCTTGGGCAGTCGCAAAAGCTGTTACAGGATCAATCATTTTATTCTAGCAACAAATTGTTATTAGATGCAGCTTGCATAATCACCCAATTAGTACCATCAGACACTAACGTAGCCCAATTACCAACAACTCCTAAAAGGATTGCTGTACCAGCAGAAGTGCTATCAATAGGAACAATGTTGCTAGAAGCCGAATTTACTGCTAGGGCTTGCATATTCTTAACTGTAATAGACCTACCTGTCCAAAGAGAAGCAGCAGGAAACGTTAATGTTAAAGCTGTACTGGCTTTATTGTTGATGATCCAGGTGTCAGTGTTAGTAATAGTGTAGTCAGCAGTCTTAGTTAGAACTGTAGACAAAGGCACATAGTCTGTATTAGCAACAGCAGCAGAAATAGCAGTGCCATTTCCTTTTAAAAGACCTGTAATACTAGTCGATATAGTCAATGCAGGAGTAGCACCACTAGTAAATGAACCAGCAAAACCATTGGCTGATGTAACAGTAAGTGAGGTTACGTATGTACCCGCAGCTTGGAAAGCACTGGCTGCATAACCTGCTGCCGTACCAAATGCTGTACCACCAAATTTACTAACAGTAATAGCGCCAGTACTAGCAATAGTGGCATCACCAGACATAGATAAGGGTGCATAAGCTGTACTACCAGCATTACCAATTAATAGTTGACCAGCACTAGGAGCTGTGTTGGGGACTACAGCAGCTTTAGTTTGGGTGTCATTAGTAACATTACCTAAACCAACATTAGTAGCTGTAGGAGTTGAGTACGAAAACGTACCACTACCATTGTTATAAAGCCAACCAGTAGCATTAGCTAACGCACCTATGCTAGTAAGGTTTGTATAAGCAACTTGTCTACCATTAAATGTAGACCAATCTGTAGAGGACAAATATCCATTAGCACCAGAGGTAGCTACAGGAATACTTAGAGTACCAGCAGAGTAAGATAAAGGTGCACTAACAGTAGTAGCAGCTAAAGCTGTACCGTTTGCATACACTAATCCAGTAATGCTTGTAGACAATGTTAACGCTGGAGTTGTACCGCCACTAGATGTTCCTGCAAAACCATTAGCAGAAGTTACTGATACAGCAGTAACAGTACCACCTGAACCAGTAGCGGATAACGTACCACTTGCAAACGTAATGCCAGAACCAATAGTTACATTACTAAACCCACCACTATTATTGCCGTACAGAATAGATGTTCCACTTGTTAAAGCTGGGATGTCACTAGTAACAAGAGCACGGAATGATGGAGCAGCAGCACTACCAGAAGTAGGGCCAGCAAACACATAGTTAGCTGTAGCAGTTTTAACACCAGTACCACCATAGGAAACAGCTAAAGGAGTACCTAAAACAACACTAGTAAAACTACCTGCTGCTGGGTTGTTTAAACCTATTGTTGTGCTTTCAATAAAGCTGTTTGTAATGTGGGCATTGCTAATGTTGTTTCCGTTTAAATCTATATTACTAATAGACCCACCAGTAATAGAAACACTACTAGCATCTTGCTGAGCCATAGTTCCAAAGACTTTATCACTAAGTCTTTGAAACCAATCTCTCCAGACAAAGCTTTCCCCAATCTTATCCTGGGGAATAGGTGTAGTAAGTTTAGCCATAGCTATTAACAATATTCTTTGTTAGTGAAACCCATCTTACAAAGTTCAGGCAATTGTTTTTCTAGTCTACATCCAATGTCAATCCTATACCCAATAGAGTTAGGTATGTTAATTTTCTTTTTGACTGTGCCATAGCAATCATTACGAGCATCTTCAACAGTCTTACCAGTACCAGTAACAATACACACGTAGTTACCAGCCGTTAGGAATTGTTCTTCATTGAGCTTAACCTTGCCATCAACCATAGCAGGAGCCTTGCCACACATAACTTCGGCTAGATGAACGTTCTTAATAACATCAGCCATAGTCAAATCAAACATAGGGTAGCCAGCAGACTCAGACTTAGGAGTACCTTTGTCAAACGGATATGGAGGCATAGAGATAACTACACCACAAGCAATGTCACCACTAACTTTTAAAGTGTCTTTACCATCAAGTAAGTCAAGCATCCACTGAGCAGGATCACCTTTATGCAAAGCTTGTTGGATCATAAACAAAGGCCATCCTGGACGCATAGTAAACTCTAAAGGCCACACTGTACCTTTGTCATCAATGATGCAGTTGACATCAATGTATCCTGTATATTTAAGACCATGTAGGTAGCCTTCTAATGGTTTAAGAACCATATCAGCAAGCTTAGACTCTTGAGTGTAGTAAAGGATTGTTCCTTCTTCACCTGTAGACACACCTAGATCACCAGCTAAAAGCTTTTTAAACTCATGGTTGATACAGAAGTGTTTAGAGAACCCACTTAGACCAAACCAACCACCAACAGCAATCTCATAGCCACCATGAAACTCTTGAAGAATAAACTCACCTTTGTAAGCGTTAGTCTTCTTCCACTTCTGAAGCATAAACACCATGTCAGCAGCAGACTTGGAGACATAGCTAAGAGCTTTATCACCATCACCTAAAGGCTTAGAGACATAACGTTTGCCAGTGTTAATTACATGGGCAATAGCCTCATTGTAGTTCTTAAACTTCTGTGATGGAATAGTCTTAATGCCAGCACGTTCTAAAACCTCTGCACCATACTCACGATCTTGTTCCCAACGGTTAGTGTCAATGCTAGGCCCAATAATAGGATAGCCTTTATCCCGGTAGCGTTCTAGTTGGTGAATGTAATAAGTGTTGTCAGTACAAAAGATTAGGTCAGCCCAGTTCATGTGGGATTCCCAATCAGCTACACGATTAAGAAGACCACCATTACCAACCATAGACCTAGAGCCATCTTTGTTGTTACGGATGTAAGCCTTTATGGTATGACCATAGTCCATACACCTCAAAGCAAAGTCAAGGCAAACACCACCAGCATCAATAAGCAATATGTTCATTATTTTTCCCAACCTTTTTCTTTAGCTTTCTGGTGGTATTTTGCAGCAGCTTCTTTAAGTGCTTTAGCACGTTCTGCTTTAGCTGCTTTTCTTTGTTCAGGAGTTTTACCGTATATAGGAAAGCCCATTGTTCCTAGTACCGCACGTTTAACACCCTCACCTTCTGGAGCATCAGTACCAGCAGCAACTTGAAATGGTAAAGCTATCTTTGCTACAGCTTCTAATCTACCTGCTGCACTACGATCAACAAGTTTTTCAGCTTGTGGACTAGCATACTCTAAACCACCTACTCCTACAATAACAGCTTTAGGTATAAACCCTAACTTATTAGCAAGAGTTTTATCTGGATCAGAAATCCAATGGTAGGGTTCCATAGCGTGCTTCATAGCTTGCATAGACGTACCATCAGGATATTCAATACGAGTTGGGTCTTTGTTCTCCCAAATAGGGCGATTAGCCGTAACCATATTGATGGCGTTTAACAAAGTAAAGTACGTCAAAGCAGTTTTAAACTGATACAACCTAGCATAGTCTGCCTTAGTTGTAGGAGTCATCATGCCCTTAATGCCTTCAACAGGTTGCCATTTAGTAGGGTTTAAATCTTTAGGGAGAGCAGCAGTAAAAGCACGGAGCGTAGATATAGTCCAGTCAGGAGCAAACAAAGCTACTTGTAGACTTCTACGACCAGCAGGACTGTATGCAGCTAAAGCTATACGTTTAGCAAACTCATTCTGTGTTTGAGTAGCAGCATCGTACCAATTTAAACCACCAAAAGAATCGTTTAAGAACCTAGCAATCTGTTTACGAGATGCAGCTTCATCAAAGGGTTTACCTTCTTTAGCAGCACTCATACGTGCTTTATCTAGGTAAGCTTCAGCTACCATTAGCTTTCCACCAGTATGCAAATAATCCCAGGTGTACTTATCAAAGTAACCTAAAGTGTATTTCTCAACTGTAGACAAAGACTTTTCAAGTACACGAGTCTTGGGGCCAAACTTACCTATTGTGCTGTCAGCAAGCTTACCAGCAGCACTCAAAATGTTCTTAGAAACATCTTCAGGAACTTCTAATTGAAGCCCATCTTCTCTAATCCATTTGTCAACACTAGTTCCTACACCACCTTTTCTAAACTGCTCAACAGCTTTAGAAACAGCAGACAGTTGTAGCTCTTTACCAGTAACAGCTTTGACACCCTTTTCTATTAGAGGCAACACAATAGCTTCTTTAACTGGAGTCCAAATAGGAATGCCAGTACTAGACATAACTTCCATCAAAGACTTAGCATGGAAGAAGCTACCAATAACGTTAGCACGTTTTACAAATTGGGATATGCTCCCAAGTGCTTTCATTAGATCACCAGGAGCAGCATCAAAAACAAACTTTAGATGTGGTATTAAATCTGGATGAACAGCATACCCAGCCAGTTCTGAGTTGTCCATTACTTCCCATTTATAAGGCAATGGTTCTTCAGGAGTGATAGGACGAATTAAAGACTCGCCATTTACATTTCTAATTTGTTTTAAGTTGTTAACTAGGTTTTTGTTTTCAATAGCTTTTTCAACAGACAAAGCATAGTCACGATAGATGTCTGCTAAGTTATCTGTCTTAAGTTTAAAACGATAGTCAAGTCCCTTTTCTGCTAACCAACTATTGATGCCTTGAAGATGGTCTACTAAGTCTTGCCTAGTTTCAAGCTTACGTTCTTGACCATATTTAGTAGTAGTCTTAGCTCCACTAACACCCTTCTCATAACCAAAAACATCACGTATAAATTCTTGTACAGCAGTAGGAGGCGCAGCACCTTCTGTAACTACATTACGAGCTACATAATCTTGATGCCAACCTTTAATAACACCATTCTCTAAAGCTTTCTTACCAAGCTCATCCATTAGGGTACGAAACTTAGCTGCAACTTCTTTAGCTTTACCAGTTAAAGTATCACCCCTATCTATAGCGTAGGTAAGTCGATCAAGATCAACTTCATTACCAGCTAAAGTTTTAAGGTCACTAGTGTTGTTGTGGATGATACGTTCATCAGCAGCTTTAGCTCTAAGGTTAGTACCAACAAACTTTTCTGTTTCACCAATGGGTTCAGACCAAGTTTGTTTGTATTTTTCATAGCCCTCATAGAACTTAACAGCTTCTACTTCACCATGCTTTTCGTAGATTTCTTGGGCAATGTCTTTAAACTCTTGCTGATTCTTAACGTCACGAGGATCAGTCTTAGTACGATCTATAGGTTCTGGTGTTTCAGAAACAGGAGTAGGTTCAACAGGTGTGCCAGTTTCTTTAGATTTTTTTTCAGCAATAGCTTTTAAAGCAGCTTTGTTAGTTTGATTTTCGTATTGAGCTTTAGTCTGACCTTCAGCTATAGGAGTTTTAACGTGTTCAGCTTCATGCTGAAGCACAAAGTCAGCCCATTCTTGTGGGGTTTTAAAAGCATCTTCTGCTATAGGAAACACACCCTCAACTTTAGGTTTAGACCAAGCTTTATCTTTAAACTGATTGTAGATATGCTCTGGGTCTATAGAGATTTCATTAGTCTCATGTTTGTACCTAGCACCAACTTTAGTACCATCTGTTTTACGTGTCATAGTTTTATCTATGGTTACAGGTACTCCTTCTAAAGTTTCTGGTACATGAAAGAACTCAAAGTTTTTATCACCAGCAATACGCATATCACCGCTGTGTAAACCTTCTTTAGGAAACTCAGGATTTTGTCCTTCTGGTATTTGACCTAGATTTTTAGCACGCTCCCAAGCTTGTTTACGATCTAGAAAGTTTCCATTCTCATCTATAAAGCCTTGGGTATGAGTATCTTTAGTTTCAGTTTTACGAGCTTCATCATGTTTAGGCCCATGCAACTCTAAAGAACCATCTTCATTGTTCTTAATAACAGCTTGAACAACTTTAGCTTGTTCATCTTTTTTAGCTTTGTTTGCTTTCAATTCATCAACAAAAGCTTTTTGTTTTTCTGGTGTAGAACCATTTCTTATAGACGGTTGGTCTGAAGGGATACCAACTTCATCCTCAAAGCTATGAATACTTTTACGTTCAGGTGCTTTGCCTTGTCCTAATAAACGTTCACCACGAGCAGTAGGTTTAGTAAAAGCACCAGAGACAACATCAGCAGCAATAGCTTTAGGGTCTAGTATGTCGCCGCCTTGTACTGCACGACTACCAGCACCAACACCAGTCATTATTCCAGCACCCAAAGCAGCTTGTTTAAGACTACCTGCCATACCAGGTTTCATCCACGGGTTTACTGCTCCACCAACTACTTGTCCACCTAAAGCAGCATAGGGATGCTCTTCTTGTTGAGCAGTTTTAGTAGCTCTAATCTTAGTACCAAAGACAGAATCTACAGCACCTTCTATTGCATCAATACCTTCAGCACCTAAAAGACCACCAACAATACTACCAACCACACCACCAATAGGTTTAGCAAAAGGGCCAACAAAAGGAAGTACAGGAGGAGTTAAAGCAAATCCTACTCTAGCTCCTAACAAAGCAGCAGGAGTAGCAGCCGCAGATTCAGCAGCAGAACGAGCAAAGGTTCCACCAGCAGTTGTAGGAATTTCTTTCTTTTTGCCAGTGATTAACTCACTTAAAGATGAACTACTAACACGATCACCAGAAGGCTTATTTACAACCTCATCGTCAGTACCCCAAGAAGATTTAGCAACAGCAGGGGCAGCAGAAGGTTTAGAGACAACTTCGTCTTCTTGTCCAAAGTCAGCCATAATTAACCCTTCTTACGTTTTACAACACCATCTTGTTCGTAGTAACTACCGGGTGGAAGCTTGTCGTACTCTGCTTTGCTAGTAGGTTTAGCAGGATTGTCTTGAGTATATTTGTTACTAGTAGCAGCAGCCGATGGTTTAGCACCACCGGGTAACAGATCAAGCATAGAAGAACCTGCTTTAGCTGGAGGTGTAAGAGTACCTGCTGGTGCAGGAGGAGCACCAGTTTCTTTCTTAGGAGAAGGTGGTTGTTCTATGTCGTAGCTTTCAAGCTCTTTAGTTAAACCTGCAAACAACTTATCCTTTTCTTTGCCTTCAGGCATACCCTCTATAGCATCAAGCTTCTTTTGAGCACGTTCTTTTTTAATACTCTGTAGTTCGTTCCAAGCTTTAGTTGATTTAAGTTCAGCTTTTGCTTCTGGTGTTTTAGCTTCTTCTATAGCAGAAGAACCACCAGTAAAGAAACTAAACATACCAGTTTTCTTTTTGTCTTCTTCTGTTGCTTTTTTCCAAGCATCTTCTGCTTCTTTAATAGGCTTTTTAAAGTCAGTATCAACACGCGACCAAGCTCTTTGAGCAGCATTCCATTGACGTAACTCTAATGCAGATTCTTTACCGGCACTGCTACCACCACCATTGCGTTTTAGTTCAGCAATGTATGCAACTGTTTTATCATGTTCTCTGTGCCAACCATCTTGTATTTCTGCAATTTGTTTACGAGTTTCATTTGTAGCTATTGTGTTTTCGTTTGAACCAGTAAGGTGCAAAGCTTCAAGTTGAGCTTTTTGTAATTTAGGATCATTCTGTTCAAAGAACCCAGGAATCTTAGATTTAATAGCTGCTTTTATATTTTCTGGAAACTTAGATATTAGATCAGTTATTTGTTCTGGAGTAGCGCTTTTAATAGTAGCGTAGGCATCTCCAATAGTCTCTCTATTAAGATCATGGTTTTTTAGTTCTGTTGCAAGTTGTTTAGCATCAAAGTTTGCTGCTGATAGTTGCATCTTTTCAGCACTAGCAGGATCAAAGGGCATCCAAGCAGCAGCTATTGCCATAGCTTGTTCACTTGGTTTTTTTGTAGCCCAAGTAGGGTCTGCCATTAATTTTTTAGCAGCACTATTTTTATCGTCTGATAATTTAACTTCTGATTCTGAAACTATGTTAGCAAGTTTAGTTTTTTGTAAAGTAGCTTCTTCTTGTTGTGCTTTAGCAGCAGCTTCTTGTGGAGCATAAGCAGCTTTAAGACGATCTTGTTGTAGCTTAAGTTGTGTTTCTTCAGCAGCAGCAGAAGCTTGTTGCTCCACATAGGGAGCAGCAGCCATATTTTGTTGAAGCTGAAGAGCAGCACTACTACCCGCAGCTAAGTCTGACATTAAGAAAGCCATAATTTAATCACTCCAACCTAGTGATGGATCAGGAGTAGCGTAAGTACTAGGCATATTTTCAGATGCTTGTTGTACCCAATTGGGGTTATAAGCGTTATAGTTAGCAGACCCACTAGAAGAAAATCCCCTAAGACCTTGTGCAATACCACCCATACCCTGCATAAAAGCTTGGTCAGATTGGTTTTGTGCGTTAAGTCCCAAACTAGCAGCTTGAGCAGGATTATTAACAGCACCACTACCTTGTGCAAGACGGTTCATATAGTCAGTCATAAAGCCATAGTAGCCTTGTTGTCCAACCTTTTGAAGTGCTTGTTGTTCACCACCTGAGTACAGTTGCCCAGAAGCAGCAGCAGCCCTTTGAGAAGCTTGCATAGCTGGCTGCATTACACCAGTATTAAACTGTGTGTACCCCGGCATATTTTGAATGTTACTAGGAGCACCTGGTTGTAAAGCACCAGCATACATTGATCCTAGTTGACCACGGTATTGTGAAAAAGGATCAGCAGCTTGTTGGGCTTGAGCACCAGCACTGCTGCTACTGCCCATTATAGATTTAACACCACCAGCAATGCCTACAACAGAAGCTAGTGTAGTTAATGAAATTCCAGCAGACATTTGTTAGTCCCTTTCCAAAGATTATTTAATCGCATGACTTGTCTATAGTCCAAAGTTATTTCTTCACCTAGACTACCACCAGCCATACCACCTATGTCCCGCAATGCTACTAGGAACATATCACCCAGATCATTTTTAAAAACTATTGCGTTAGGATTCTTAGAGTGATTGATAAGGTATCCAGCAGGAGTCCTACAACCACCTAGTCTCATAGGTGCAATAATGCTATGTTGTTTAATCACAGCAGTAGAAAACATTCCTTTACCTTCTATAGGAGAGTTACCAGAACAAATGCTATAGCTTCCATCTGGAAAAGAAATGCAGTCTTCTCTATGCTTAGATGCTAACTCTATGTCTTCAAGAGTCCAACCAGACTCTTTAACCATGTTTAAAAAGTCTTGTCGATCTTCTTCGTGCTTAAAACTATCTAGAGTTAGTTTGTCTTGCTGATGTTGTTTAAAAATATCAGGAGACTTAAATAGCACAGACTCTAAATATTCAACATCTGTGCTACTAGTAACATAGATATTTTGCCACACAACATCCTCTAGTGTGTAACCAACTTTGCTACCAGCTTTAGCCACAAACATATATGGAGCAGTAAGTGTTTGTATAGAACCATCTCCGTCAATAACATTAATGCTTCCTTTAAGAAGTACATTCATGTGTTCAGAAAGATGCTCTTGACCAACAATTAAAGTGTCTTTTGGATAGTAAGCTTCTCTAATATACAACCCACCACCAAATCTATGGATGATTGAATTAGGAGTTTGCTCATGTCCCAACATTGCTTTAGCTAAAGCTAGTTTACTATCTGTAGTACTAAGATCAAAGTCTGGTTTAGTAGCAACAGAGTTAATAGCTTCTATAAGTTGTTCCACAGTTATCTCCTATAGCGTCCACCACCAACACTTTGTTCTTGATCCATCTCGCCTATCCTGTAGTCTATTTCAGCACCATCAAGA